CTACACCTCTGATAGGAGTAGTAAGGATAAGTTCTTTTACTTTAGAGAGTGCTTCAAACATTGTTTCAAGTTGTTCATCTCTCTTGTTCTCTAATGCTTCAATGATTGCCAAGCGTAGGGCATCATCTGCTGCTTCAATGTGTTTACGGATACTCATAGTTATATGTCACAAGGGTTTTGAAATTTGGTTATATCAGTAGCAATATATTTTTCGCCACTTGATTTTTTAATAAGGAAATCTTCACCATTCTCTATACGAGAAGTGTATTTGTCTAGATCTCCTTTAAATTCTTCTTCAGTTAGTTCAATCATACATTACAACAGATATTTTCTTTTTGCATGTACTTGATAGACTCTTGAGTTCCACCAAGATTCTCACCGTTCAATACTACTTGAGGGAAGGTAGCACCTTCACCAAACTGTCCTAAGAATGCTTCTTTACTGAAATCTATATCTAATTTGTACTCAACATAGTTAAGTTCAGAGAGACCTAGTACTTCTATAATCTGTTTGCAATGATTGCATCCATCCTTAGAGTATACGGTGAAATTTTTCATGTTCCTTTTTTAGCGGCTAGATAATCGTTATTGAATAGTTCTAATCCCTCACGGGTTAGGACATGATCATACATTTTATCAAAGACCTTAACAGGTATAGTACATACATTTGCACCATACTCAAAGGCTCTACCTACATCCCTGACGTTCCTAATAGAAGCAGCAAGGATTTGTGTTTCAACATCATGCCTCTTATATGTATTAGCGATGTCTTTTACAAGGCATAAACCCCCAAAAGAATTATCATCAACTCTACCTACAAAAGGAGAAACATAAGTTGCACCTGCTTTAGCAGCAAGTATTGCTTGTGATGTAGAGAACACAAGAGTTACGTTGGTAAGTATACCATCATTACTCAGTTCATAACAAGCTTTCAATCCCTCACGTGTACAAGGAACTTTAATTGTAACATTGTCACTAAGAGCAATGTATGGTTGTGCTTGTTCTACCATCTCTTCAGCAGTCTCAGCAACTACCTCAGCAGAGATGGACTCAAGGTTAGGACATGCTTGATAGATCTCTTCAATGACATCACTCTGCTGCCTTCCTGACCTGAGTATAAGAGTGGGGTTAGTGGTAACACCATCAACCAATCCAGTCTTATAACCGTCAACAATTTGACTCACCTCTGCGGTGTCTAAAAAGATTTTCATTCGTTTAATGCTTCCATTTTAATGAACTGTTCATTCAAATTATAATACAATTTATAGTTGGTTGTGTTGACCCAGTATCCAACGATGTCGCTTCCATCACAATGGAAACCGTATCCTGTTAAAGGTTCGTTAACACCATCAATTTTGAAGGTCTTAGTACCACCCATATAGGATCCAAATTTTTCATCAAGGTTTATCATCTCTCTTCAAAGGTTAACTTACGTACTTTACGTTGTCTACGTGCCTCTTGATATTTTAGATCCTCTTCTGAGAAAAGAGAAGTTTTCTTAACTTTCTTATTGTTCTGTAACAATACTACAAGATCCATATTATTTGCAGACACAACATCATCATGTATAGATGTCATGTTACTACACCCACACGAAATGATCCTACTTGTCTGTCCTTGCAACTCTTTGCCACAAGAAGTACACCTAACTCTAATCATTGTTCTGTAAAATAATCCTTCTTATAGTAACGTCCTAATATGTTACTGTTGTAATACTTTGGAGTACCATCGTCTAGGGTCTCCTGTAATACATTGTTTAAAAATAATTGTTTGGTCTCTTCGTAGTTTACTCTTCCTGCTGTGGCATGGGTGGAGAGGATTTCTCTGGCAAAGGAATGCGACCCCAAGCGTTTCCTGTCGCCATTAAGTTCCTTAGAAGAACCCCAGTATTTCTTCCAGTTACTCTCACTCGTCCTCCTGCGTCCGCCACCTCTAGGCTTTCGTTTCTGTACGAAGTATTTTCTACCGATGTATTGCTGGCCAGTTTGTAAATTTGTAATCCTGTAGACAAAACCGAACTGCCCGTCAATGTCAGCAGAAGTAAAAGTTGAACCCTTATAGGTCCAGGGGTTCTCGTAATCTCCTTCTGGAGTTTGGTTATCTTTTTCCACATACCCATTATCTATTCCTCAATATTTATATCTCCTTCTGGGAGACCCATTGTTTTATATTCAAGCTGCTGTCTTAGAAAGAGAACCTCATGTCTGAGTTCCTCATTCTCTTTCTCAAGATATTCGCAATGTTCTTGGTAGATTATTACGCTCATAGACCTATTTAGTCAGTTGAACCACGGGTCTGGTATTTCTTTATACTTTCTTCCCATTCCTTCATGCTGCTCTGGCAATCTGGTGGCTCTGGATCTACGATCCCTTTCTTCTTCTTCCAGTCGTTGTGCATAGCTTGCATCATCCAACTCTGGGCAAGACTCTTCGGTCCATTCTCTAGAAGTTCTCTGTTGTACTTGCCGTGGATCTTCATACCGAGGTACTCTTCTCTCCACGACTCGTCTCGTGGTATAGGTGTATCGGTCATAATTGAAAACCTTTGAAAGTATCTTTCTTAACATCTTGTTTAATGCTCCCTACCATATAGGACTCTACCTCTGTCTCTTGTGGTGCTACTTGTAGTCCTTTAGAAGACAACCAGTGTGCAGTCCAAGGTAATGGATTATTTGCTAATG